TCCATGCCAAACCGCTGCGTGTCACGAACACCCTTACGAGACAAGTCGCTGATGTCTCCGCGAAGACGCTCTTCGGCGGCGATAGCTCGTCCTCTACCCTGTTGTGTGCCTCTCATGGCGTCCATCAAGGCGAGATCCCTTTGATCAAGCGCGAAGCGTGACCCTTCACGAGTAACGTCAAGCGCCCTCTGGGAAGCCAACGCTTGGTCTTCTAGGCCGCGCTGAATAGAGCCTATGCCCTGCTGCCCTCGGCGCATCGCCTCTTCAATAAACGGTTGTTGAACGCCAACATTAGAACGAGCAAGATTCATCGCCCTGATTTGATCTGGACTAAAGCCTGCAACCTCTTTAGGAACAACAATAGGCCGACCTTGAGCGTCAAAGAACGTGCGCTCAGCCGCTTGAAAAGCGCCCGGTATGAAGCCGCCTTCGCCATCCAAACCGAACAATAATTGCTGAGTGATCGGATCTAATCTGGTCTCACTCTTGGTTACGCCAGAAACAAAGGGCGTAGTAGATGTGTCGGCTGCGCCGCCACCACCCGTAGTTGTTGTGGTAGTACCACCGCCTGTTGTAGCCGCACCACCGCCTGTTGTAGTCGCACCACCGCCAGCCGCGTCACCGCCTGCCTGCCCCTCATCTCGGTCATCAATGCCATTTGCGTTTGAGTCTTGAAAATCTGCGGTGCGTACATTGCCTCCCGCGTTATTTTGACCTGCCGGAGCAACATTGAGTCCAGCGTCTTGCAGCATCCCGACGATCTGGCTTTCATCCATGTTGGCGTTTCGGAAATCGTTCACCATCTGGGCATAATTGGGGTTATCCAATATAAACTGGTCTAACGAAACCCCGCCTCCCTCTTGGAACTTGCGAACCCTTTGCAGTTGTGCTGGCGTCAGAATGCTCATTTCTTTTTAGCCCTCTTTGGCTTGGGCTTGTCCGCAAACTCAGCAAACAAATCCATCATTTCGTACATGAGCGCGGTGCCATCGCCGCGACTTTCACCGCCATTTGGCGTGAGCGTAATAATACCGCCATCGCCCCTAGAAAGATCAAACGCGCCTGCGCCACGAACCGCTTGGCCCGTCATGACAAACTCACCGTCCGACAGCATGGCTGGCACATCGTCACTGGTTTCAGTGCCCTCGCCGCTGATGCCGCCGTTCATGCGCTCAAAGTCTTCTGTGGCTACGTTGCCGCCTTTGGCGTAGGCCATTGGCATGACAGCACCACCATAGCGCATACCCGTAGTAGCCTCTTGTTTAGGAGGTCTGCCGCCGCTCAGGGTAGGTATTGTTCCTCTTGGTAACAAACCGAACTCAACAGGGTTGGGTGCAGGCTGACCTGAGCGTCGAGCAATCTCGGCTTCGATGTTATATCGGCCCGTCGATCCTTCTTGCGTAAGCGGGGTAAGGGCTACGCCTTTCCTGTTTTTGGCCTCATCATAAGCCAACTTGCCAAGCAATCCTGCTGCCGCAAGACCGCCAGCGCCACCCAGAAGACCGCCAATACCGCCTTCGCCGCTACCAACATTTTTCAACGAGCCGAGCAGCCCTTTACCGCTAGGATCTAACCCTAATTTATCATCTAAAAACGCGAGGAACGGATTACGGCTTGTACCGCTTGCTTGGGTTGATGACGTGCCTGCTTGAGCTGACGATGCGCCCGGAACCGAGCTTGCTAAACTGTTTGCCACCTCAAGCGCAGATTTTCCATCATTTAGCTGAGCCTGTATTTGTTCAGCCAGCTCATCATTGTCTTTGGTGATGGCCTGAAGGTGCTCTAAAGCCGCCGCTTCATCCATTCCAAAAACGCCCTGCCCACCGGGAAGCCCAGCACCGCTCATGACGCTGCTTATGGTTCCGGTTGGATCTCTGAACAAACTACCAACACCGCTTTGCAGGTTGCTAGGAAGGTTCGTTACTAAATCTCTGAGAGCACCCGGCGTTTCTGTAGCAAGGCTTCCCAGTCCCTTGAAAAAACCTTCTCCACCGCCAGCTTTGGTGATGTTTGCAAGAGCGCCGCTGTCTCCAAATATCTTCGGGCCTGTGGCTAAAGTAGCCAAGGTCAAAGGGCTGGCTTCGCCTTTTGCCACCTTATAAACCGTATCGGCTTTCGCAATCAGTGCTGCTGGAGCTTGCCAAGGGCCGGGCACGAATTGAGCAACTTTTGCTACGGGCCTAACAACCTTGTTAAATACTTTTTTGCCAAATTTAGCAATTTTTTTAAGGAAAAATTCTTCTAATCCGGTTTGTGGATTTAACGAAGCTATGCCCAAGCCGACAACGTATTCTTCTGGGTTGAGTCCTATTTCTTGAAACCTGCTTTCTACTGCCGACTCAAATCTAGGGTCTTCCATCATCTCAGCAGGCAAAACGACTTCGCCAGCAGTTAAATGCGCGATAGTTGAATCGCCTCCTCGACCTGCCTGTGAAACTTGCAAAGCTGCATCAGACAAGGGCGCGTCTCGGCTAATTAAAGCAGCCTCCATCAAATGCTCTGCTTTTTTAGCCTCAAAAGGGTCTTCGGCGTTATCACGAACCACCATTAGTTCTTCTATGGCTTGTCTTATGTCAGCATCTTTATCTACTGGCTCTTGAATCGCTGCGGTGTACTCCATTGACTCTTCTTGAGTTAATGGGTCTTCTACCATCCCGCCCTCAGCCATCTGAACAGGCATGTCACCGCCAATGAGGTTCTGAATTCGACTCTGAAGCATTGCATCCATTACGGTGTACTCACTGTTACAGACCCTAAGCCGAAGCTGGCGGACTGGCCTGTTGGGTAGGTTTGATGGCTATATAGGTCTCTGAACGTAGTGCCATCAAACGCCTGATGTATTTCAGTCGTAGTATTGAAGATAATAGCACCTGTTGCAAACTGAAGCGTACTGATTTGATCTGCGTTAAAGTGCGGAGATATCGTGATATCCACGCTTCCGAGGTTCAACTCAAGCACACGAACCAGTCGATTAAACGTGCCCGACTCGACATTGCCGCCTTGGGCAGAAGGTAGCCTTGTTTCCAGAAGACGGCTCATCTAGCGCCTACCGCTTTGCTGAAGGTCTAATCTTGTGGCTCCAAGCCTCCACTTGTAGCCAACCTGATCGCCGCTTGACGCATCATCGTCCGACTCAAACCGCAACACCACCTGACGCGCTCGGCTTCTCAAGCTGTTGAACGTAGAGCTTTCGGTAACCTGAGTGGTAGAGTCGGTAGTCAAAGACTGGCCGGGGAAGTCTCGACGCTTCAAAACTATGTTCATGGCAGGCGTGTTGCTGACGCTGCTGTCTTTGATAAAAGCAACGTCAGGTATAACCCGTTTGATAAACGCAAAGTTTTCGCCGTCAGAAACGTCAATATCCGCCGACTCAATGAATACCCCGCTCATAGGCTGGTTGTAATCGTCAAAACCCGTCTCGTGGTCAAACACGCAGTTTTCGCTGCTGGTTAAACCAGCGGCTATCGGCTGATCTTCAATGCCAGCGTCAATCCACGAATATCGGATCAAAGACCCAACAGACCAAGTGTTCTCTTCGTAATTGTAAATGACATATCGGCTTATCTCGCCAGTGCCGTCAGTTAGGCTTGGGTAAAAGAACCACATCTCACCAAACTCTGAGTTCAGCCCCATGAAACATTTGAATGCCTGACCCAGATCGAGGTCTTCAAAGACGTACTCTTGCACAGTGCAAGGGAGCTTCTGGACGGCTCCGTTGTAGAAATAGAACCCCGTCTTAGATGCGTAGTAAACGCCGTTTGGCGCGTTCACAGCAGCTTTAGGGCCGACAATACCAGCGCCCTCGTTTACCAAGTTGATCGCAAAAGTAAGCGGAGGCCCAATAAAGCTCATCGAATATAAGCTGGTATCCGTCCAAATCAGTATTTCTTGGCGCGACTTCATGCCGCCAACAATAAAAGAGCCGCTTGATAATCGAACCGAGCCAGCGCTATTGGTTGCCAAAGGCTCGAACTGAAGATCGTCTTCTGATGAGCTAAAAGCCACAAGCATTGGGTCGATGACGCCTGATCGCGCATTTGCCACTATTGGGTCAGCGCCAAGAACGATTAAATGCCTATCGGTTTCGGACGTTATAACCTGCAAACCAAGCGTCGGAACCAAGTTTGCGCCAGAGACCCCAGAAAGCAAAACGGCTCTCTCAGAGGTGCCGTTGTTTTCAACCCAGCGGTATATGCCTGCGCCACGCGGGTTAATGATCAGGTTTTCGCCAAAATTGTCGTGCGTCCACAGGCGCAGTTGGTTGACCGCGCTAATTGCTGAAGCTGAGCCAAACCCGCCAGAACCCCAAGTCCCTAAGCCCCAGCCAGCGGACGAAACATAAGTGTCCAAACCAACATTTATTTGATATGACCCGTCAACGCCAGAGCCGCCATTGCCTGTGTCTGATGCGTTTGCAGTGACCTCCGCCCCAGACGTGTCTTTTGCTGTGATCGTGTAGGTGTTTGCGCTTGTGACCAAGTCTATTTGATATTCTTGATTTAAAACGTCGGCGGTGATTAACCCGCCCAGACTAACCGCGCCTGAAAAAGTAACGAAATCGTTTGACACTGAGCCGTTGCTAGAGTCCGTAACCGTGATGGTTGATGACCCATTAGTGGCCGCAAACGTAATGCTGTTGGTGGAGGTTTTTCTGATAGGGGTGACATCGTAATAGTTGTCACCCTCTTCAATATAGTATTTAAACGTGGTTCCCAGACCTAGATATCGGGTTCCACCCAAAGATATCCAGCTATGCAGAGCGCGGCACGACCCAAGAAAGGATTGCAGCCCTCGCTTAAACCAGCCACCCACTTTCTCTGGGCGACCCTTTCGGAATCGAATAAGGTTTCCGTCTACCCATCCGCCTTTGGCGGCTAAGTCGGTTTCTTCTTTATTGATTCCCGGCTGAAAATCTATCCTTGATAATGGCATTTGGCAT